GGCGCTAACTTGGCCACTGATACTACCACTGCCCGATTTATGCTTGACATCGTCAGTAAAGAAATCCAAGAGCGTGGTACTGATGAAAATGTTTATGAGAAGCTGATCCCCATGAACCAAGTGGACGGATCCTTCCCTCTCCCAGCCAACACCATCGACTGCTACCTGCGTAACAACATTCGCTGGACCGATGCTACAGGTGCGGAGCGAGGCGTCATTAACGTGGCACCTCGAGACAACAAGGTCTACAACGTAGACGAACAAACCTTTGACTTCAGCGCGTACACTTCGCAGCTGACTGAGGACAACGGAAGCCTTCGGGTTGTGGTTAAGGTCTACCTTGACTTCGACAACCTGAACTCCGTTACCAAACGAACGGTTATGGAAGAAGCAGCACGTCGCTACCAGCTCGCCACTCAGGCTAGCCCACAGATCGATGGCTTCTTGAACCAGCGGACTCAACTGTCCCGCATCAATAGCCGTGCTAACGACATTAACAACAAGGGCCGGAACCTCTTTGATGGTACCGACCCAGCACGCCGCTTCGCTGTGGATCGTTCGATCTATGGCTTGGGCGGTTACTCTAACTCGGATCGAATCCGAAGAGGTTATAACTAATGATTGGTCAATCCACTTCTATTAAGGTGCCGTCTCTGGCTGGAGGCGTATCACGTACGGCTCCTACCAAACGACGCCCGGACCAAGTCGAGGAGGCAGACAATGTCTTCTTGACTCTGGAGCGAAGTGCTGAGAAACGCCAAGGAACTAACTTCGTGGATGCTGGCGGCGACGGCGGCTCCATGCAGGTTACAAACCCAGACGACAAAGAGACATGCTTCTTTGAGTTCGTCACCGAGAAAGACCAATCAGTTATCATTGTCATGGTAGACGTCCAACCGGGCGATGCGAACTATGACGTGGAGAACTTGCTTCAGGTCTTCGACGGCTCTGACGGAACTCCTGTAGCTGTAGCTTCTCTGGCTACTACGCTGGATCCTACGAACACAACCTTTGCTGCATACATCCAAGCTGGAGCTACTGTCCCGCTATGTGAGCGTATCAAGCAAGTTCGTATCCGCGACTTCCTTTGCTTCCTCAACACTGAGGTTACCGCAACTTATAAGAATGTAGACGAGGGCAAGGCCCTCGAGTACGTCTCTCCTATCACTTTGATGGGAGCCGACGGCACTACCTTTGAGTCTAAAGAGCTGGATGAGAACAATAACTATCCTATCCAGATCGGCGATACTGAGTACCTCTTCGCAGGTGGAGACTTTAGTAATACTCCATCCACTCAAGCAGGCTACCGAAGTACTCTGGTTACTACTGATATGAATTCGAGCCTGCCGGGCGCGGTGGAGAATACGTATTACTATGACACTACAGCATCAAACTCCTATCCAACTACTCGCCCCAACTATGAGCGAATCTATCCGATTAACTGGAACCATAGCGACGCTACTCCTGACCTAGGTATCCCTCTTGTGGGCCTAAAGAATGTCGGGACGGGCAGCACCGGATATACTGGCGACACTTCTGGTATTGGTAGCGGTAGCATCCCTGCCGTCAATAATCCGTTTGGCGTAGACATTCACTTTAATAACTTAGGCGCAAATAGCGAAACCCACGGTACTAACCGTGGCTACACTGTTGGACAGATTTCTGTTCTGGAAGCGCTTGGGTATCCTATTGAGGATAGCCGTAACGGAGCGTCTACTGATGAAGACTATAAGATCAGAGCGGAATATTTTCCTGCTGGTCTTGTTATCCCCGCTTACGTTGAGTCTACTTACAAAGAACGAATTGCCAACGAAAACACTGGCACAACTTATACTTCTCAGGACTCCATCTCGGTTCCTGACTTCTTGTCCTTGGGTCCGGCTCCGGACTTGCCAAGAGACTATGACACAATTTCCCGTGGAGCTATCTCTGCGTTCCAAGGATCGTGGCCGTACATTCGTACGCCCTTCGTTCGTAACACGGACGAAATCCGGTACGCTTTGGCTCAGCTCCATAACGAACCTTCCATCGTGCCTCAGTGCCGATGGAACTTTACTATTGATGCTAACGACGGAACAGCTGAGACTCCTCTCGCTTCGTCCTTCGCCTACTCTGACAACGCTGTTACTGCAGCTCAGGATCAGCTCAATAGGGAAGCACGCTTCGGCGTTAACTTCCTCTGCGGCAACCCTGCAGACGGCGATGGCTTCATCTTCTATGTCGAAGAATCTACGGCTGGATTCCCTGCTGGGTACTACCGTGTGATCTCTTCGCCCATCACAATGAAGGACTTCAAGACGACGGACTTTATTATTGATATTCGAGAAGAAGAGAGGTACTTTGCTTCTAACGGAGCCGAAACTACTCAAGGATCTTCTGTCCGAACTGAGACCAATACTCTCGAAGTTCGGCGTGGCATCTTCCCACAGATCGGCAATCGATTGGTGGAAGCTGCTCTGAAAGAATCTGACGGAGTAACCTCAGCTTCTCCATTCCCCGGAGTGAGCTTGGACGGATTCCGTGGAACTCCTCCTTACTACCAACGAATTCGTACACCTGAGATTGGGTCGGTCCTTGACCGAGCTACCATGCCGCATATCTTTGCGTTCAATGGCAATCCAGATACACCGGACTTCGTCGTGAGTGAGGGACCTTGGTCTCCTAGATTGTCTGGTGACTTCACCACCAATCCGGGCCCATCGTTTATCTCTGGTTCTCTTGACCCTCTGAGCGAGACTTCGCCTACTGGTCAGAAGATTACCTCGATTTCGTATTGGCGAAACCGACTCTGGCTTGCCTCGGGCACGACCATCGTGACCTCACGAGCTGGAGATCCCTTTAACTTGTGGCTTGACGACATCAATACTGTCTCGGACGACGACCCGATTGACCTCTTCCTTGGCGACACTGACGCCTCTGAGATCAACTGGATCATCCCCTTCGAGAAGTCTTGCTTCGTCGGCACCAACGGTCGTACTCAGTTCATCATCTCTGGTGCTGAGAACTTCATTGCTCCGTCTACCGTGTCCATCGACTCCGGTAACGAGTACTCGGTGTCCGCTGATGCGCAGCCTCTCAAGGTCGGCATGTACCTGTTCTTCGTGGACAGAGGCCGACTGTACATCCACGCCGGTGGCGGCTCTGCCAACCGGCCCAACTTGTCCTTCTCTGTGTCGGAGCAGGTCTATGGCTACTTCCCCTACATCTGTAGGCAGGCCATTGCTGCACCGGCCAGTGACTACTTGCTCTTCCTCTCAGGAGATGAGGGAGAAGAGAACATGATCTACGTGTTCCAGCAACGAACTCTGCCTGACGGCTCTATCGGTCAGCAGTCCTTCTACCGCTGGATCTTCGATGCACCTATTGAGCACATCACCGCTAATGGTGACTTGCTTAAGATCCTTACCAAGCGTACTGTCGCTGGTGTAGAGAGGCGCTACCTCGAGGTGCTCGACATGAGCCGCGTGGAGCTGGGCGATGTCCTTGTAGACCGACGGTATACTATCGAGTCTGCCGACATCGTTTATGATAATGTAGCAAATACCTCTACCTTCGTCCTGCCTTACCACTTAGGCGGTCAGGACTATTACCTCGTCGACACAACAGACTTCACTCAGTTGGTCGGTACGGTAGAGACCTCTACAGAGAACGCGAACCAGAGCACCATCGTCATCAACGGTGACTACCGTGAGAAGGCAGGCAGCATTGTTGTTGGTGTGCCTTACGAGATGAAGATCGAGCTCTCCAAGTTCGTGATGCGAGGTGAGGATAATGTGGCTGGCGACGGCACCATTACTCTCAAGAGCCTCGGCATTCGACATTACAATTCAGGAACTTACGACATTGGCGTCATGCGTCAAGGTCGCTTCGAGACCATAACCACCTTCGATCCTTATCGTACGAACAACCCGTTCGTTACGAAGGAGGAACGATACTATGATCCGAACGGACAGTCCAATGCTCGCCTTGCTGCGAACGCTGATCGTGCCCAGATTCAGATCCGGTCCAATGGCTTCATTCCTATCAACCTTACTAACGTGGAGGCGTTTGTGTCAGTCACTGGTGGCCGACATAACGCAACTGAATAATGGCATCAACATATTCCTTTACATCTACAGGTGCCACCTCGTACGATATTTCGTACCAGATCGATTGGCACTCAAATGCACTCCTCGCGGACCAAGCTACTGCGGTCCAAGTCAACGGCGTAGACCAAACCTTTGGTACGGACTACACCTTCGACGAGAATACTAGATACATCCTCTTTACTACGGTCCCCTCAAGTGGGGACTTGATCTACGTGGAGCGTCAGACCCCGTCTACGTTCTACGCCCAGACTGTTAGCTCTGGAGCTGCTCCAGCCTCAGTCATGCTCTCGAA